TGCCTGCTGGTCAAAAGATCGCGCATGGTTCTGCTGGTTTAACCCTTGCTAAATTGATCTCTACTAAAGAGATTCTTGATGGCAACGAAGTAGACGAAGAAGAGCGTTTCTTTGTGTTGGGTTCTCAACAGATTTCTAACTTACTAAACACCACAGAAGTAAAGTCTGCGGATTACAACTCTATCAAAGCTTTAGTTCAAGGCGACATTGACACCTTCATGGGTTTCAAGTTCTTGCGCTCAGAGCGTTTAAACCTTGCCTCAACTCAGCGTAAGTGCTTTGCATTTACTAAAGGCGCGATGGGCTTAGGCATTGGTAAGGATGTATCGACCAAGATCGATCTACGCCCTGACAAGAGTTATGCCCATCAGGTGTACTTGTCATTCGTTGCAGGCGCAACACGCATCCAAGACGAGTGCGTTGTAGAAGTTCTTTGCACCGAGTCCTAAGCTCAGTGTAAGCAACCAAGGGGCTGAAATACGCCCCTTTTTTTTAAGTTGAGGATGAGATATGGCTAGCGAAGTTTCAATATGTAACCGAGCATTAGCTCTTTTAGGGGCCAATACCATCACCTCACTTTCAGATGGTTCAACCGAGGCTAACGTGTGTAATGCTGTTTATGCAGATGCGCGTGACGCTGTTTTACGGGGATACCCTTGGTCATGCGCTATTCAACGTGCAACCTTAGCCCAACTATCAGCAGACCCAGTGTGGGGCTTTGACAAAGCTTACAGCTTGCCTAACGATCCACATTGCTTATCAGTATTGGAATTAAAAGAAACGACTACATACCGCATTGAGGGCAGAACCCTGGTATGTAATACAGACACCGCGACCATTAAATATGTCGCACGAATTACAGACCCTGCTCAATTTGATCCAGCTTTAGTCTTTGCCCTAGCAAGTCGGATAGCGGCAGAGGTTGCCTATGCTTTAACCCAGAATCGGGCACTGTCAAACGATATGTGGTCAATGTCGGCAACAGCCTTAATTGATGCTTCAGTGGCCGATGGGGCAGAGGTAGGCTCAGAAAACATTAACTCAGTAATATTTGAGGTGGCTAGAGCATGAGACTAACGCCAATTGTTAACTCATTCGCCTCTGGTGAGCTATCCCCCAGGTTAATGGGTCGGACTGACTCACCTAAGTATGCCTCTGGTTGTGAGACTATGGAAAACTTCATGGCGCTACCACATGGTGGGGCAAAGCGAAGAGGGGGTACTCGTTTTATTAATGAGGTTAAAAACTCAGCTCATACAACCAGGCTAATCCCTTTTGAGTTTAGTGTAGACCAAACCTATGTCTTAGAGTTTGGCAATAACTACATTCGTTTTTATACCAATGGCGGTCAAGTTCAAGCCAGTGGATCAACGTATGAGATCAGCACCACTTACACGCACTCTCAGGTTAATGAATTACAGTTTGCTCAGAATGCAGACGTTATGTGGATCGTTCACCCTAGCCACAAACCCAGAAAATTAACGAGGTTAGCCCATGCTACCTGGACACTTGCCGATGAAGTATTTAAAAAAGGCCCATTCTTACCTGTTAACCAGAATGAAGCCCTTACTCTCACTTTTGCTTCCACAAGTGCTGCGACTCAAAATCTCACTGCCAGTGCTTCTTTGTTTGACGCTAGCCATGTTGGTACTGATTGGCTGGTAGACACTAACCCTGGTAACGCGGCTGGTGAAGTCGTATGGGTGAGAGTCAATAGTGTTGCATCAGCGACAGTGGCTAACGTCACAGTCAAAGATTTAACTTATATGCCCACCGACACCAATGCTACAAACCTATGGCAAGAGGGCGCATTCTCTACGCACAGAGGCTTTCCATCAGCAGTCGTGTTCTACGAGCAAAGACTTTGGTATGGAGGCACAGCTCACAAGCCACAGACCCTTTGGGGCAGCAAGACAGGCAACTATGAAGACTTTGACTTAGGCGCTAAAGCCAATGACAGTCTAAGTTATGCCATTGCCAGTGACCGCGTTAACAACATTAAGTGGCTAGCGGCTCAGCGTGTGTTAATCGTAGGTACGTCTGGTGGTGAGTTTAGGGTCACAGGTGGCAATGAATCTGCTATCACACCTACCAATGTCGATGTGCGTAGACAGACTAGTTATGGATCTAAGCTTGGGCATCCAGCCTATGTTGGGTCGGATGTATTCTTTATTCAACGCTCTGGTACTCAAGTGCGTAACGTGGCGTACAAGTGGGAGTCTGACTCATTCCAATCGGATGACCTAACTTTCTTGGCTGAACATATCACTACAGGTGGACTTACCTCACTATCTTACAGCCATGTTCCTGATTCAATTCTATTAGGGCTACGCGCTGATGGCGCATTAATAATGCTGACTTATGAGCCGACTCAAGAGGTAATCGGATGGCACAGGCACATCACTGATGGCGAGTATAAAAGCCTAGCAGTGATCTCAGAAGATGGGCCAGATCAATTTTGGTTTGTGGTTAAGCGCACTATCGGTGGGGCCACTAAGCAATACATTGAGCTGTACACACCAGATATTTACCTAGACTCAATGATTTCCTACTCAGGTAGCGCCACAGCTGCTGTAAGCGGCCTAGCACACCTAGAGGGTAAGACTGTGCAGGTTACAGCAGATGGCGCTGTACACCCTGATTTAGTGGTAGCAAGCGGTGCTATTGCTCTTAACTACACAGCGACTGACATAAAGGTTGGCCTTAAATATGTCTCCAAACTGACACCGACTCGACCAGGATCTAATGCAGGGTCTGGCACTACCCTTGGCAAGTTTAAGCGGTGGAATGAAATATTTGTACGCCTAGAAAAGTCAGCGATACCTACTATTAATGGTCAGCGCCCATCTGTGCGATCACCAAGCACTAATTTTGGCAATGAAGAGCCTTTAATATCAGAAGACATTAACGTAAAAAACTTAGGCTATGACCGAGATGGCCGTATTAACATTGAACAAGACTTGCCCTTAGCCTGCCATATCGTTTCGCTATTTGGCACATTAAGTGTGGGAGATTAACTATGAGTTTTATGACAGTCCTGTCGATTCTAGGCGCGGTCAAGCAATACAGTGATGCCGATAATGCTGCTTCTAAAATGCGTGAGGCTGGCGAAAAGAATGCCCAACTTGCTGAGCTGGAAACCCAAGAGCGGATCAGACGATCGCGCTATCAATATGATCAAGAGCAAGGCCAGCGAGTTGTGGCATATGCTAAGTCAGGTGTTCAACTATCCAGTGGCTCAAGCCTAGCGGTAATGGCAGAGGCGGCTAATGTTGCAGAGCGAGAAATAAGCTTTACAGCAGAGCAGGGTAAGCGTACTGCAGCAGCCAGACGAGCAGGGGCTTCTGCTCAAGCAGATTCAATGCGTAGTCAAGGCCAAAGTTTATTGATTAGTGATGTTGGAAAAATTGGCAATGATAACAATTGGTGGGGGATCGGTTCGTGAAAATACCAGGCATTAATCAAACAGGCGTACCAGGTGCGGAGCAATTAAGCCTTGGTGCAATATCATCTGCTGCTCAAGCAAAGATGCGTACCAGCCAAGCGTTAAGTAAAGTGGTTAATGACTACCAGACTAAGGTTGTGAAAGCTGAGACTGATGAAGAGTACAGTCGTTTATCTAACGGATTCTCACGCGACACAAGCGCAGCAAAAGATGAGATCTATAACCAAGACAGGGTAGATGAGAATGGAGCGCCTACTCATGGCACCATGCTAGAACAATACCAGGCGGCTCACGACAAGATTGCCAAAGATTATGATGGGCGAGTTAAATTTAACCCTAACAAGGGCGCATTTACCCGATACGCAGACTCAACTTTAACTAATAATACCAACGCAGTTAGGGGTGAAGTGGGTCGTAGAACAATTGCCCACCTCTCAGGCGCATACGAGCAGTCTAGGATCGACTTAATGCAAAGCCCTAATGGTATGTCAGAGTTTGCAGAAGCTCAGCAGAGAGCCCTAGAAGTGGGTTTAATTACGGCTGGCAAAATGGCGACTGACTTTGATGCCTTTCAGCATGAGCATAACACCAACCGAATTATGAGCGAGTTCCAAGCCGAGAGAGATTTAGGCCGTGGGCAAGAGTATTTAGATAGCATTGAGCTACCTCAAACATTTGATGAGGGTGAGCGACAGCAGATGGAAAACCGCATGAACGCTGAACTGCGTAACGACCAAGTTCTTGTAGATCGTGAGATTGCTAGGGTTGAGCGTGAGGCAAGAGAGCTAGAAGCCAAGACCATGAAAGCTGCCAGAAAAGGCAAGACTTTGCTAGAAAGTGGTCGCCCTATGACCGAGAGCCAACTTAGCCAAATCAATGACACCATTAGCCAGTTAACTGATCCAGAGAACATTGAGCAAATGGAGATTGCCCGTGATGTTTACGGCAACGTGCAGTCATTAATGAGCATGACTAGAGAAGAGCGCACAGTCGCCCTTAATAATTCACTTGAAGACATTATAGATAACCGCGACCTTATTATTAAACAGTCAACTCAAAAGGCTTACAGGGCCATTGAACAATCTATAGCTGCTGATCCACACCAAGCCTACCTAATGTATGGTGGCGGTGAGCCAATAGAGAAGATCACAAAGGATAATATTGCTGAATCTTTAGCCACAGCCCAAGACAATCAAATTAAAGTCTCTGCGTGGATCGGTGAGGACGCTCCACCAATGAGTCGGTCACAGCTTAATGACTTAAAGAGAATTGGCGTACCAGCATTGGATGACATTCTTACAGCCTACGACAAAGAAGACGCAGCCGCATTACTGACCTTGCTTTACAAAGAGGATGCTGGAGAAATGGCAGTGGTTGGATCTTTGGCCCTCCAAAGCGATGGTGAGTCATCCTATAACGAATACCTAGCTGGGGCTTTTGCTCTAAACGCAAACCCTGACTATAAATTAAGTGGCAAGCTTAGTTTAAACAAAGACACTCCCAGATCTTTATTCTATGACGCAACTGCTGGCTTATTTGAAACAAGCAATACTAAAGCAGAGAAGTCGATGCAACTGGTGGCTGACACTATTTACATTGGATTAGCAGAAGCGGCTGGATTGCAACCTGGTGACCCAGAGTTAAATGCTGATTTGTATGAGCAAGCTATAAAGTTAGCGGTGGGCAATATTGTTGATTATGGTGACAACAAGATATTACTACCAAGCCGAAATATGACTTTAGAACAGTTTGAATCAACTATTGATAATCTCAAAATAGAGCAGATAAACGAGATGGGTGGGTTTGCAGAGGCAGGATTGATGGGTCGTAATGGCAGACCTAGAACTGTCACGCCAGAATCAATGCTTACTAATCTTAAATCAGGTCAAGCAAAGTTAGTGCAACACTCAGAGTTTGGTCAATACCAAGTGTTTTTTGGTGGCCGTCCAGTAGAGAACGCAGCAGGCACAGTGTTTATCTTAGACCTTAGCGAGAAATAATATGCTCCTTTATAACGCACAAGAACCGACTGATTTTGAGAGTTACCAGGAGCAGGGTGACGTTGGCTTTACTGATGTAGCAGGCGCACAGATTGATACTTTTCTCCAAGAGGATTTATCCAACTCGCGTGAAAGTAACCTAGACGCAGAGCTATGGAAGGAGGTTTATAAGGTACACGACCTAGCCCCCGAAATGTTCGGCCCAAAGTCTGTACCACAGACAAACCCAAACGCACCTAAGATTTTGCAACAAGCGTGGGATGACACTGCTCAAGCTGAAAACGCTGCTCGTTTATCTGATTGGGAGTCAATGATTGAGCCAAACTTAGAGGCACTAAAGTCTAGGTTTCCAGAATCAAACATTCGCAATCGTGATGAGATTGATACAGACATTGCCGCCCAAGCTAAGGTTCTGCGTGACAAATTTGAAAAGACCTATTCCTATGCTGACCCTTATGCTGGGTTCTTTGGTACATTAGCTGGCGGTGCTGCTGCGTCAATGGCTGACCCTATTAACATTATGACCTTGCCTCTAGGCGCTGGACGAGTAGCAGGCGCTAGTTTTATTAAAGGCTTAGGTATTGTTGCAGCGCGAAGTTTTGGTATTGGAGTAGCGACAGAGGCGGCACTTCAGCCATTTGTTTACGACTACAAAAAAGAGATTGAGTCGCCCTATGACTTGCAAGATGCCTTATTTAACATGGCGGCTGCTGGCGTTGGTAACGGCCTATTAAATGGTTTAGGGCATGGCATTAGTAAGGGCTTTGATAAGATACTTAGCAAGCAAGAACTACCTGATACGCATGAAACTAGAAAGTTAAGAAAGGACATACAAGCCCTTCTTGAGTTGCAGACATTTGCCGATGAGACAGGCGCTAAGACAGTGGGTGAGCTAGAGATCCATCTCAAAGCTTTAAACACCGCGATGGCCGACATTGAAGCTGGTCGCCAAGTTGACTATGACTCTTTGGGTAAAACGATTGAGGCTGAGTATTTAGAAGGGTTTGATCTTGAAGTCGATGGCGCTAGAGCCACACTAGACTTTATTGCTCAAGAGCGATTTAAGTTAGAGCAGGGGTTTGATGCTGACCTCTATTCAAAGCAAAAGCAGCTAAAAAAGTTTGCTGATCAAAAACTAACCACACTTGAGCTAAAGCAAGCCCAAGCTAAAGCAGACATCAAAACCGCTGGCAAGCTAAACCAGAAGACTGATCTAGCTACTGTTCGTGAGATCCAAAAGGCTGACTTTGACAGGTCTATTGGTGAAGACACTGTGCGCCAAAACGAAGAAGCCAACATTGCTAACAACGATCTAAGGGCTAGTCGCAGAGATGAGGGTGACATGATCGCCCTTAAACAGCAGATGGATAAGCTTGATACACAATATTCTGAGCAAGTTGAATACCATAGCGCAGCTAAAAAGGCCCGTGAGCAGTATGTGGTTGATAAAGCCGAAGAGACTAACCAGGCAATAGCTGTTGCGCCTACAGACACACCTCGCATGATGGCTGTTAAGGCTGCGGTTAATCGCATTGCTGCATCAATGGGCGCTAACGACATTAAGGTCAGGGTCTATGAGGGCAACCCTGAGATAGAGGGTGATATGCGTTACTCTCTAGCAGATGGTGGCGTATCAACGCGAGTTCCTACCGCTAAGGCATCTACTGAAGATGCTCTAACCGAGGATTTATTGGTCGGGGCAGAAGTGGATTTAGCTGATCCAATTACCCTTGCCAAGAACACTGAAAAAATAAATGAGTATGACGGCTATACCCCTAAAGGAGAAAATGAAACTCCAGAAGAAATCGCTATTAACTTTATTGATCAAGTAAAGCAAAACTTACTTTGGTTGCACGACCTAGTTCCTGATGATATTCGTGAGCGAAGTCATATGTGGTACACAGGGGCTAATAGAATTACAGAAGGTTTTGCTGCTAGGTACGGCTACACTAACGAACAATCTGCTGGGGTTATGGCAGTTCTATCGCCTCAAAAAGATTGGTATATGAATGCGAGTCTGGGTGAGCGAGTGATGGATACTTACACTAACCATCAAGATACTTTATGGTCATCTGAAATGGATCTAGTGGCCTCTGACCCTACTCCAACAAAAGTTGGTAAAGTAATGCTACCTAAAGGCATTCTTGCTAGGAATAATAAAAATATTGAGGTTCTTAAATCAATTCAAGGTAAAGCACTAAAAGATCTAGATGATGACATTCAAATTGCTGCCTGGATCAGAGTTTTTGACGAAGCCCATAACAAACGAAGCCATAGAATAGTAACTCCAGAGGGTGGCTTTATAGAATTTGCTACTACTAAAAATGGCAGTGAAAAGATAACTGGTTGGGGTTCGTTTTCAGAGATAGCAAAAGCTGTTAGCGTTTTACGGGACGGATCACCCAGTAATGTATCAAATCAAATGGGGGCTATGCACAAAGTTCGTAACTTTTATAACAATATTTTACTTCCAGACAGCCCTAATGGTCATGTAACTATTGATACTCATGCTGTTGCGGCAGGCTTGATTAAACCCTTATCTGGTAATCATACTGAGGTTTCACATAACTTTGGAACTGGAGCAGCGTCATCGTCTAGAACTGGATCTAAAGGCACATATGGCTTGTACGCAGAAGCATATAGGCAAGCAGCTAGTGAGCGTGGAGTTTTAGCTAGACAGATGCAATCCATTACCTGGGAAGCTGTAAGGGGAATGTTTTCTCCAGCGTTTAAAGGTAGTGCAAAAAATCAAAAGCTAATTAGTGACTTTTGGCAAAGCCATAAAAGTGGTAAACTATCGCTAGATGAAGTTAGACAGGAGATACTTGATGCAGCAGACGGAATCGAAGACCCAAGCTGGCACAGATCCAGTGGTAATGTGGCTGACAAAGAATGGTCATCCAGTTACAAGGGAGACTTACCTACAGGTGGCATATCCAGAAATAGTGAATTGGAAGCAGCAACTGGAAGGGGAGCTGGAGTCGATGTTGCCAGAGGAGATACAAGTCTAGACTCTGGTGATGTTCGCTATTCAAGAGATGGACAGACCATCGAAGCAGCCATTAACCCAGAAACGGGTGAGCTACACATCAACGCATCAGCATTCCGTGATGAAGCCCACCTCATGCAAGTTATGCGAGAAGAGATCATAGGTCACTATGGTTTACGCAAGTCACTTGGTGATGACTTCCAAGGTGTTATCAACGACATTAAATCCACAGCACTGACCAACCCAGAGTT